CTGGTACCAAAAAGATCTTTGGCGGAGTTTGGCTATTCAACCTTACAGTTGTTTAGTAGGACAACCAATTACTCCGGAAATTCTTCGTTCTTTCGCGTCGTTGTGCGACATGAATGATGGTAAACAGTTCATCTCAGCCGATTATCAGGCTGCGACCGATCATTTTGATTCTCACTCCTCCGAAGTTGTCATATCGGAGATTTGTCGAGTCAAAGGATGGTCCTTAGAAGTTGAACTGCTTTTGTGTCGCGCATTAACCCGTCATCGAATTCATCACAATGATGAAGTACGTGAGCAAACGAAAGGTCAACTGATGGGAAGTCCCGTCAGTTTTCCAATCCTCTGCCTCTACAATCTTGCACTCACCCGTAGGTCGTGCGAGATTGCAGATTCCTGTACTTATCGTCTTGATGAAATACCGATCCTGGTTAATGGTGATGATTTGGCTTTTCGAGCAGATCGAAGGGGATATCAAATCTGGAAAGAATTGACAAACTTTGCAGGTTTGATACCCTCCGTTGGAAAGACGTATTGTCATGATCGATATTTGACACTCAATTCGGAGATGTGGAGTTTTGATACTCAACGGATCCGATTGGGTGGAGATCATTTCGAATACTTCTATCCAACCCGCGTTGGTCACATTCAAATGGGTATGTGTCGTGGTTCCATCAAAGGAGGAACTTCGACCACCGAACAAATGAATGTCATCAACGAGGACGATCGGCTCTGTTTCAACCGAACCCAGATGTGGCAAGAATTCCTTGATTCATGTCCAAAGAAAGAGGAAGCTTGGTTGTTCCTGTGGCAAGCCAATTGGTCGCTTTTGAAGCGAGCAATTGCCATGTCACCGAAATCGCCAATTTGCATTCCTCGGCCTTTGGGTGGAATCGGATTTCCTAAACCACCTTCGAGTTTGGTTGAAATTTGTGAGAGAAGAAAACCAACAAAGCATCAACTCGCTGTCGCTAGATTCTGCCTTGAATCACCCATGGACCGTACGGTCCAAGGATGGTCCAGAGCATCATCCAGCAAAGGTCTTCACGAACTCTCGAACTTTAGAAGTTCCGAGTTCTTTGAAGCCCTTAATCAAGTTGAAGCTTTGTCTGAGTGGACGACGGATCCAGTACCAGATATCATTCTGGATTCACCTATACCAGCAATTAAATTTGCTTGTTTAGATGAATACAACGACAGCGTGATACTGGATCTGCGACGTTCATTGACCACCCTTTGTCACCGAATGGAAAAAGTGACGAAGATGAGTGGCCGTTTTCTCATGTCCTGGGAGGAGGCCTGGAAGAATTCGAATATCGTTCTGAGGACAAGTCGCTTCTTGTTATAAAGGCCCGCGCAAGACACCAATAGTGGTATCACATGAATGTGACCCAACGGTGGAGATCTGTAGCGGTTTACAATATAACTCGTGACCCTCTGACTTTATTTGAGTTTCGG